ACACCAGCAATTGTCGGGTCTACTGATAACTCTTGTTTATCGTCAACTGTAATTTTAACTGCTCCATCAGGAGTTGTTGTAGTTGCCAAACTAGAAACCATTGTGGGTCTCAGAGGTGCAGGGTCAGCTGTTACATTAGGTCTCGCATAACCTAATAATTTTGCCATTTGAGATGTCATACTAGCAACTTTAGAAGTTGCTATAGCATAAGGTTTGATTAATGGAATCTGAGAAACGATATCTGCCGCAGCAGCTATTCGTGTCGCAGGTCCAGATATCATACCTTCTTTGTTTGCTTCTTCAATCTCACCAGATTGAGGAATAATTGTGTCAGTATCAACAGAAGTCAATACAGACATAGATACATCCTCGGCCCAAGCAAAAATACTAATGGATACATTTTCAGTTGCTCCATTTGCATGTTTGAGTGGGTTAATTTCACGTATATATAATCTACCCATAGCATCCCAATCAGAAGTAGGGATGTTCAAATAATTCTTAGGCCAGAAGAATGGTAAAACCATTTCTCCTGCTACAGAATTAGTAGGATTAATAAATACTTTTGGCATTTGTAACAGTTGTGTCAAATTTTCTTGGACAACGGGAGAAGTATTAGTCAATGCATCAACTCCAGCTAAGGGATGATATATTGCGGCAGATCTTCCGTATAAGAACGCATTTCCATTTATCACAAACTTCAAATCAAGTTTACAACGTAATAAATTGAAATTTGTAATACGATTTGACACCCTTGGGTTGTTAAAATATAATCCCCAGGGATCAATACTAGCAACTGGCAAACCACTTGCAGTGGTCCAATTGACAGTACCAATTTTAATTGGTCTCCTGAAGAAATTTTCTAACGAAGCATCATTGCTGTCTTGAGCCATACGTGTTGCATCTAGTTCCCCTGATGCATCAACTACATGGTTAACACTGGTGTCGTTGAATTTTACATTTTGTTCTACAATATCAGCCATTTTCATAACTTCAACAGAAGCATTTCCAGATTGAGGTTCTAAACAAAATTCCCCAACTGGTACTTCATTGACATTGAAAAAC